ACTATCACTGCTAGTCAGCAAGGAGAGACCAATCTAGGTAAAGTTACATTTGATCTTATAGGTGAGACTATTGAGTCTGTTTATAATGATGATGGTACAGATGTTTACTTTTTAAAAGATTATACTAAAGAAGAGCGCGATGAATTTTTAGAGTCTTTAACCTCTAAGAACTTTCAAGACATACAACAATTTTTAGGAGCAGCTCCTCAAATTAGACATACTATTGAATATACAAAAGAAGATGGTACAGTGATTGAGAGAGAGCTTAAGGGGCTATTTGATTTTTTTACGTTTGCCTGAGCCATAATGATGTGGGCAACTATTACCATTTGATGTTTAGCCTGGTTCAGCATCATAAATATAGTATGACAGAAGTTGAAAACCTATTCCCGTTTGAAAGGGATCTCTATGTTGAGATGTTAGTTGAACATCTTAAAGAGGTAGAAGAAAAGAGAAGACAATGAAACTAAGTAAAAATTTTTCGTTAGCAGAATTTACAAGGTCACAGACCGCAACTAGAAAGGGTATTGATAACGACCCTAAGGGTGAGCATCTGGCGGCCGCAAAAAATCTATTTGAGAAAGTAGTTCAGCCTGTTCGCGATAATTTTGGGCCAACAAGGCTAAATAGTGGATATAGAAGCCCTGCTTTAAATGAGGCAGTTGGTGGTAGTGCTACTAGTCAACATTGTCAAGGCGAAGCAGTAGATTTAGAATGCCCACCTCATAGTAATTATGCTGTAGCAAAGTGGATTGAGGATAATCTAGAGTACGACCAACTTATTCTAGAGTTTTATACACCTGGTATTCCTGATTCAGGGTGGGTACATGTTTCTTATAATCATGATGGTAAGCAGAGAGGTCAATCTCTTACAGCGATGAAAGAGAATGGTAAGACAGTATATAAGTTAGGACTGATTGAGTAATGGAAGAAGAACTAAAAGCAAGCGGCCATCACCCTGCAGATAGTAACGGTGATGGTAAAGTTTCTAAAGAAGAGCAAGAAATGTATCTTGAGTTTAAGCGTAAAGAGCTTGATGACCAGGATGCTATGCGTGATGCGCAGAGAAAGATGGCTTGGTTTGCATTAGGTGGAATGCTATTATATCCGTTCGCAGTAGTAATGGCATCACTTGCAGGTCTCGATCAAGCTCAGTCAACATTAGGTTCTATGGCACCAACATACTTTGTTGCTGTAGCTGGTATTGTTGCTGCCTTCTTCGGTGCCCAAGCTCTAGGTAAAAAATAGGATAGAAAATGGCTAATCAAGGTTTACCTAAAGGCGAAGGACAGGGCGAGATAGCTAAAGAGCTTGGCAAAACTAATGCCCAGGTTTTCGGGCTTATTGGTAAACAACAGCAGCAATTAAATAGTATGAATAGAGGCATTGAGGACTTTGTGTCAGCAATTGATGCAGGTAATGACTCTAATGAAGTACTACTGAATAGCCTCATTTATCAAACAGAAAAATTAGTAGAGCTATTTAGACCAGTAAGCAGTCACTTCTCTGAACTTAGTGAAGGTCAGAGTGAGATTAAAGGTGCAGCACCAGCATCAGTCAATTTTGGCGCAGAAACTGGTAGTGAAGATGATACTGGTGGAAAAGAAGTAGAGAAGAAAGGTAACTTTCTTTTAGACATGCTTAAAAATCTTACTGCTGGTGTAGGCGGACTTGTTGCTGGTGTAGGTGGAGCAGTTGGTGGTCTAGGTTTAGGTGCTCTAGGTTTAGGTGTAAGAGGTTTGGCACCAGGCCTCATAATGATGGCTAATCCTGCTACTGCACTTGGTGGTACAGTCTTAGTAGCTTTTCTTGCCGGTCTCGCTGGTGTTGCTTATCTATCCGGTAAAGCAATGCAAGAGATGGGTGAAGGCTTCTCAGGTATGGGTCAAGGTCTTGATGATCTAGCGGCGGCCAATGTTCCAGAGGGTGAGAAGTTAACGAGTTTAGCTACTGCCCTAGGGGTATTGTTTAACAGTTTTGATACTGGCGATGCTATTAAAATGGCCATTATGGATGGAACTGCCTTTACAGATATGGGTAAAGGTCTCACAGACTTAAGTAATGCAGAATTCTCACCACAGGCAATTGATAAAGCCGGTACAGCTATTGCTGGATTTTTCGATACAGTAGGGTTTGGTGATGCAGCTAAGAGCCGTATATTAGATGGATCAGCCTTTGGCGGTCTTGCTTCTGGATTACAAGCACTTAACGATATTGATATTGACCCTGCTAATTTAGAAAGGGCCGGTCTGGGAGCTAATAAATTCCTTAGCTCTCTTGCTGGATTTAAATCTGCTGCCGGTGCAGCAATAGCCGGTATATTTGAAATGGATTTTCATGTAATAGCGGGTAGTATTGAAGCGCTAGATGCTATTGATGCCGACGCAGAAAAGCTAGAAGCTGCTGGTATAGGTTTACGTCAGTTCCTCTATGAATTGTCCCAGGTTAAAGTAATGGGCATTCTTAAGACTAAATTTTTAAATGAGAAAATGTTTACTCAAGTTGCTGATGGATTATTACATCTCAACGATGCTGGTATGGCGTTAGATGTAGCTAATATTCGAAAAATTCGCGACGGGCTATTAACTATACTTGAGCCGGCCGGTGAGAACTTTAAAGGTATTATTGCAACTCAAATGGTTGATGATAATCTTATACCTATGGCCAAGGGTATGAGATTTATGAATGAAGTTGGTTCTGAGTTAAGCATAAACAATATGACTACATTAAGAGATTCTAGCTTACTTATGCAGGAAGCTCTTAGTATTCCATTCAAGATGGCTGTTACAACTCAAATGATTGATGACAATCTTAAGCCGTTTGCAATGGGGTTACAATCAATTGATGCTGCTGGTAAAAATATTGACGTTGAAAACTTTAAAAATTTAAAGAATTCAATGAGTGAACTTCAAAAAGCTTTTTTAGGTGAGGATGGTAAATCAGATGGCATTAAAGAGTTTTTTACTGGTAAAGATGACTTTACGATTCCCATTGCTGAGAAAGATTTAGAAAAGCTGCAAGGGTTAACTGGCTTTATTGGCGAGTTATCTGAAGCTGATTTCCAGGGCATGGAAGGCGATATTTATAAAATTGTTAAGGCCATTTCTGACATGAACCTTAACGACGATGATTTTAATGGATTTGATCTCTTAGGTAAAAAGATGAATAAATTCATTAAAATAGTAGATGTAAAAGCTTTTGAAAAGTTAGGTAAAGCTCTTCCGGATATAGCGACCGCTAGTAAAACTATTGGCGGACTTAACTTGAATACTATTAATCTTAAAGACCAAGCAGTTGAAAGCGATGTTAAAGCGGGCGGAGGCGTAGTTGTTAGCCCTACTACCGACAACAGTACAATTATTCAAAATAATAATTCTTCAACCCCTGTAATTAAACCAGCATCATATTCCTCACCAATGCCACCGGCTGGCGGCGGAATGCGATATATTATTTAGATAAAAAAAGAGGGGCTAACCATGGCCCCTCGCGAGTCTATTTCTGGCGACCAACCCATCACTATATAATACTTACTGAGCTAGCTTCTGAAAGAAAGCCATTGCATCATCATCTTCTGAGTCAGCCGTTGCAAGCTGAGGCTCGCTACTAACTGCTTGTGTAGGAATAGATGCAGGAGCTGCTTCTTGCACAACTGGCGCTGTAGCAACTTCCTCTGTAGTATTAGTTTCACCTAATGCAAGTACTCTATAGAGCTTAGTCTTAAGATCATCATATGACTTAAACTGATCAGCACCGATAAACTCTTGAAGTGAATATTCAGAGTTCCATACTTGCTCAAGTTTAGCATCATCATCATAAAGAGCTGCAGGGGTATCGAAATCTGACTTATCATAATTACGATAACCTTCTACCTGTCGAATCTTCAGCTTAAAGTTTGCACCTTGCCAAAGGTCGAAAGGATTGATAGGCGTTTCATCCTGAAACTGCGGATTCATAAGATCGTTCAACTTATCGAAAATCTTCTTACCATACTTATATAAGAACACCTTACCTTCGTTATCAGGATTAGATGAGTCTTTAACAACTAAAATGTTAGAGTAGAAAGATAGACGACGCTTATACTTACGTACCAGATCTTTATTAGATTCGATACCTGAATTCCATAGCATAGTATTATACTCGGAGACAGGATCTTTCTGTCCGATAGTAGTAAGCGACTTTTCGATATACCACTGACCAGTAGGTCCTTGGAAGCCATGATCCCATACTCGAACGAACGGAACGTCCTCGTTAGTAGGTGCAGGCAGAAAACGAATAACGGCATAACCATTACCAGCTTTATCTACAGTTGGTTTCCAGATACGTTCATCTGGTCCATTCTTATTATTAGTTTGAGGGTTACTTACCTTATTTAGTTCTTCGGTAAGTTTGTTAAGCGACTCACTAGATGAGCTCTTAAGTGCAGCAAAATTTGACATTTGTATTCTCCTATATGCGGTATATTTGCGGTTTATTCACGTACTTCATAATGTAAACATATCAATAGTAATCTGCTTAAACTTATCTGTATTAATAGATAAGAACGGCCGATACTTATTCATTATATGATATATCTCCCCCCAGATCAAGTCTTCATTTAGTTTTTTATTCCAAACATTGGTATAATTAACTAACATGTCCAAAATGATCATGGTTTCAATACAGATCTCATCCCGAAGGTAGAGACGAAGCAGGTGAGGATGCCCATACTTCTCAACTTTAAAGTTGCTGTCGAAATCTTCTTCTAACCTATTTAAGTCCTCTTTAAAGGTATAGGTTAATGACTCGTTGCGGCGACGCCATTTAGCGTAAATTGTATCTGGGATATGCTCACGCATCTCTCCAATCCAGAAGTTCTTACCTCCGTCAACCATATTAGCTAGTAAATATTTCTCTACATCTTTTCGCTTAGCTAGCTTATAGAAAAAGTATTTATCTCGTCTAGTTTCAAATGATTCTCTCTTTGCAGATATCTTGCCGTTATATTTAAAGTAATCATAATTCTTCTGAGTGAAATGATTCTTTAATGCTATGTATTTACAGTATGCTTCAAAGGGATCCATTATTCCCTCTCTGTATCGATGTCGCAGAGCTGCTTCCATTTTATATATTCCTCATTATCAATTAACCAAATTATGAGAGCAGACCTCTCGCCTTCGGTTACAGGTTCAACACCATGCCATGTTTCAGAAGTAAAGACGACCATATCACCTCTATCTAAATCTATAGCTTGCTGATTACCATTCTCACCGTTACCGTCAGTATTTAATATAAACTGACCACCATTATATTCTACTCTGTCGTTAAGTGCAACTGAAATAGATATCTTTCTATTCGGTCTACTGTTCATTATAAAGAGCTCTTCAGCAGTACGATTACTATCAGGCTTAAAGAAATCAATTACATCATGATGCCAGTCAAATCTGCCTCTATCTCTATCAAGGTATCTTTGTATAGACCAATGCTCATCAAATCTATATTCACCAGGCAGTACATCTTGAATAGCATTATGTATTCGTTGCTTTGTATTGGCATTAAACTGCTTAGGGTTACCTATTAAGTATTTTGCAATACGAGAGTCAGTAGTACTGCCATATGGGTCTTGAGTAGAAACAGATTGAGAGGAACCCCACTCATTTAATGGCTTATACGAATTCAGAGTTGATTCTATTTCTAGCAACTCTACTTCGCTTAAAAACTCTCTGAACACTTTGTAGTGCATTATATCGGTAACTTAGATCCTGACGATGCAATTAGTTTCATCTCTTCTGATTCAGCAGCCAACTTAGCCTTTAAAACATGTGATGACTTAACAAGAGCACCTACGGTTTCAATCTCAATATTATTCTGATCGCTATAAGTAGTCAGCGCATCAAGGTAGGTACATTTTAGATTAGTTACCATACCTTCGATAATAACAGTAAATTCCTTCACGGTCATAATCTTATCATTTATATCTTTTAAATCTTTCACTTATATCTTCTCCATCATACAAGATTAATTATATACTAAAATGCCCGCAAGTGCAACTAAAAAAACACTGGAACATGATAATTGTTTGTAAACTCAAATGCATCAGCAACATCATTAACCATTGGCTTACCTCTAACGTTAAGAGACGTATTAAGAAGAACAGGACAGCCAGTCTTCTCATACCACTTCTTAAGAACGAGTCCCATAATAGTCCCCTTCTCATCGGCTCTAATAGTTTGAACTCTACTGGAATTATCAGCATGCACAATTGCTGGTAGCTCATCACCTCTAATACAATCAAAAGTAAATTGCATATAAGGAGACTTTTGACTCATTTTAAAGTACTGCTCTCTAAACTCTTCAAGAATGACTGGAGCAAATGGTCTAAACTTCTGCCTCTTCTTAATAGTATTAACTCTATCCTGAGCATCAGGTCCGCGAGGGTCAGCCAGTAAAGATCTATTACCGAGAGCCCTAGGACCCCATTCAGCTCTACCGTAAGCTAAGCCACATATACCTTTATCAAGTAATTCATTAACCACTCTCTCTGCAAGGTTCTCCTTGTCTGAGCTGCTGTTTAGCTGTAGTCCCAAGTAGGGAGTATCAAATTTAACCTTACGTCCATATGCTAGACAAGCAGCACCTAAAGCACCGCCAGCATCGCCTGGATTAGGCATGATCCATAAACGGCCTTTACATAGCTTAGAT